CAGTTGGGCATTCTCCCTGGATGATCTCGCAGATTCCGCGGAGCGTGTGGATCTTGTCGAGCACCTGAAACACGAACGCCCGGTCGGCGTAGTCGCGGCCTCCGCAGACGATGATTCGGACGGGCATTTGTGGCTCCATATTCGTTCCGCAATTATTTTACACCCCTTGCCGCGTCTGGCCTGCGAGGCATCCGAAACATTTGGTTTGCGGAAAAGAAAACGCTCTAACGCGTTGATTTTGCTGGCTATGCCATAGGACTTAAAATCCCTCGTCCGAAAGGATATGCGGGTTCGACCCCCGCTCCGGGCACCAGTATTCATGCGGGTTTCAGCGTTTAGGTGCGCAGTCCTATTTCCGCAAAAATCCGAATCGTTTCCGCAATTCTGTCATTTCGTCGGCGTGACGGCCTTCCCTCGACGCTCACGAACGTACTTCTCCGTCATCACGACGGTAGTGTGTCCGAGCTGGTCGCGTGCCTTCAGAATGTCGCCGCTCGACTCGGCTTTGTCCGTTCCAGCCTTGGCGCGCAGGTCACGCAATTGGAACGCCGACTTCTCGATTCCCGCCTTTTCCCTCGCCAGATCGAACCGGCTCCGCAAGGCGCTATAGGTCATCGGTTGGCCAGTCTCCAGGATCACCAGTCGCGTCGATCGCACCTTGTACCCGGCCTTGCGTGTAGCGATCCGTTCGAGCAGAGCTTTCAGCTCCCCAGTGATCGCAATGCGCCGCTTAGCCCCGGTCTTTCCTTGCTCAACCTCAAGGAATCCGTCGCGCAACTGGCGCTCATCCATCTTCAGCGTGTCAGTGACCCGCTGGGCTGTCAGGTAGAACAGATCCATTGCATCGCGTAGCGGCTGATCGGCCACCGCATACACCTTCTGCAGCATATCGTCTTCGATGTAGACCCCTCGACCGCTTTCCTTGAAGCCCTTCACGCCGGCGCAAGGGTTGGCCAGTTTTGTATAGCCGGCCTCCCTGGCGAAGTTCCAGATGGCGCTGAGCAGGGCTTTCTCGCGGTTCGCGCGCACCGGTGCCGTTTTTCCGCGGTAACGCAGGTACTGCTTGACGTGTTGCGGCTCGATCGCCTCGAGCGGGGCGGGCGGGTCATCGAAGAACGCCAGCAGCTGCTTGAGCTCGCGCGCGTTGTCCTTCTGCGTTGCCGGCTTCTTCGTCGGCACGACCTCTTCCATGTACTTCTCTGCGACGTAGCGGAAGGTGACCACTTCCTTGGCCAGCGCTGATGCGGTCCGGTCCTTCTCGAGCCTGGCGTATTCCTGAATGGCTAGGCCGTAGTCGCTGCCTAGCGATAGCTCCTTTCGAGGCTTTCCGCCCAGGTCATAGTAGTAGTATGTCCTGTTGCCGCGCACGCGCAGACGAAGCCGGGCAATGCTCCCCGGCTTGCTTGGCTTTCTGCCCATTTACCCTGCCTTCCTCGGCTGCCATGTTGCGGGATCTTTCTGCGCCTTTGCTGGCTCGCCTGTCAATGCAGAGGCCAGCACGCATGGCCACCCGTTGCGTTTGATGGTGTGCCTGATCCCGTTCATGCGCAGAACCTGGATCTGACCGGCCTTCGTCCCTGCTCCGGTCAGCTCGCACACTTCGTCGTGTGTCAGGAATTCTATAGCGCCCATCCCTCACCCCTCACCGTTACGCCGGCTGCTATCGCCTTGTCTGTGTGCATGTCTATCTCCTGCTGCGTGTGGTGCTGGGCCTACGCTTTCCGGCTCAATTCGTTCTGTGCCTGCTCCCATGCGGTCTGCACTTCGTGCAATCGTCCAGCTGCCCCGCCGTGGTCGGGGTGAGCAGCCTTGCGGGCGCGAAGGTATTGCTGCCTCGCCTCGTCTAGGTTGTGCTCGTAGTAATCCAGCACGTCACGCCACGAGCGGGCTAATACTTGATCTGGAGCAGGCAGTGCATCGAAGCCAGTAAAAGCCGCCTCAAACATCTGGCTTCCGTGACGCTCGATGGTGCGCAACGACTGAATGGTTGCCGCGATTGCCGCGATGTTGTCCTCAATGCGCAGGTACATGTCGCACGGGACGCAGCGCTGCTTGCCGTCAAGCGTGAAGTACACTGCGGCGCCGGGGTCGTCAGGAGTGCGCTGGCCAGATCTGGGTAGCCCATCTTGGCGAAGCTGCAGGTCAGTGCTGATGATCACTTCGCTCGGGTCGCATCGCCACGCGTGCCCTGTTCGGGTGAACCTGCTCAGTTCGTCAGTGACACGGCGGCAAGCCTGATGGAGCGTTATCTGTTTTGCTCCGCGATCTCCCTGTGTGGAAAACCGACCTTCCTTTCGATTGCTTGCTTGTGTGCGCGGGAACCACGCAGGCCAGCAAAGCGGCGATCTTGTTGGTTCTGGCATGTCTCTACCTCCCCGCCGACTCTCGCCGGCAGGCTGTGTGTTTGGGTGGGGTTAGGGGGTGATGGTGTTTGTAGCTACGGTGAACGCAAACAGCATGAGCAAGGTGGCGCAGAATCGAGTTGCGCTAAGCGGCCAGATCAGAACGCAAATAGCCAAATACGCCAGCGTAGATAGCAGCATTCACGCCTCCTTCGCAGCCATGGCGGGGCTTCTTGGTACAGGCTGGAATTTGTGCATTTCGGCTTTTGCCTTAAGGTAAGCGGCATAGGCTAGTTCTTCAGAGTCGAACGCCCCTAGGTCGTACTTTCTGCCGTTAGCTCTGATCTGTGCTCGCCACTTTCCAGTCGGTGGAATCAATGAAACTCCTAGCAAGCGAGAGCTGCTGGTCCGTTTGGCATTTACATTTTGCTGGTTCTCAGAATTCGTGCATTCGCGCAGGTTGCTTAGCCGGTTGTCAGTCGTGTTCCCGTTTATGTGGTCTAGGTAGTGCTCTGGGAAAGCACCGTGCTCGATAAGCCAGGCTAGCCGGTGAGCAAGATACGTCCTCCCCCAGAATTTCACCTGCAGGTATCCGTTCGATCCGACGCACCCAGCTACAGTGCCAATCCTGATCTTCTGATTGGTTGGCTTCTTCCAAGACAGCACTCCGGTCTCACGATCGTAGGCCAATGCCTCGCGCACCATCTCCAGCAGCTCCCGATCAACCAATACCTTGCTCATAGCTTACCTACTTGGGCGGCCATGGCGGCGCGACATACGGCTAAGGCGTCTTGCAGGTCGCCGAACTCGGCTCGTACCTTCTGGTATTGCCGATCAGTCATCCGGTGGATGATCGCGGATGACAGGCGCTCGGCGGCTCGAACAGCCGGCAGTGTCGCCTCAACCAGCCCGCTTTGCTCCGGCTGAGGGGCGGTCTGCGCGATGGGGGCGGCGTAAAGCGGGCGAGATCGCGCATGTTCGTTTGGCTCGTCGCTGAAGTAGTGGCCAAGCTCCGGCTCTTCGGGCCAGTCGATCAGCCACGCCACCGGCTGCTGCTCGGTCTGCGCGGGGCGGGCGATGCGTTCCAGTGTGTACATCACCGCCGCCTCTGCGGCGTGCTGGTAGGTTGCGCCAGGCAAGCGGATGCAATCACCATGCACCTTGCGGGCGATGTTCTCGATTTGCTCGCGCGAAAGCATCTGCTCGGGACTTTGCTCATCCTGCGCCGTGGCTTGCTCTACTGCCGCCTGCCCATCCCTGAACCCCTGCGCTGCGGCTGTGGCCATGTCGACGGCGGTGAAGGTGTCGGTGGGCTCGGGCTGCTGGGATAGGAAGGCATCAATTCGGTCAATCAGGTCGAGCGTTTCCCCGCGGAAACCGACTTCTGTCTTCATCACCAGAAGCTCGCTGTATGACTCGCGCAGCAGAATGCGCATCGCTTCGTTCTCCGCCTTCGCAGCCCCCAGCTCAGCGCCCATGGCTGCCAGTTCCTTCAAGTCATGCTTGGTCATACCTTGCTCCAGATATCGTGATTGCAGAGTTCCGCCTCGGGTGCCCATCGGAAGCCGCTCAGCGCCTGCATCAGGAACGCGGCACCGTTCGATCCGGCAATGTAGTGGCGGGTGTTGGTCGGCTTGTGCAGCCAGATTTGGGTCTTGGGTCGCATGGGGCCTCCGGTGGGCGGCAGCGGAAGCTGGCGCATTGGCCGATACGCTTGCCGTCCGTGCGGCAGAAGATTGGTGCGTTCATGCAGCGGCCTGTACCTGCCAAGCCCCGCACGCCTCGAAGATCCGCGCGGCCTGAGCCTCGTCCAGCGACGTGCCGCCCGGCATTGCAATCCAGCCGGAGCCGATGATGTGATTCGGGTTGCAGCTCTTCACCAGCGCCCGGTAATGCTCCTCGAGCACGCCGGACAGGCTGTCGGATCGGTAAATGCCCTGCGGCGCGATCTCGCTGGCCTTGATGTACTGTTCGCCCTTCTGGTCGATGCAGAACGCGGCTAGGTAGATGACCCAGCTATGGTCTATGTCGCAGATGGCCTCGGCGATCTGCCGGCTCGGCGCGATGCTGCGGCATGTCTTCCAGTCGACGAGCCCCTGCCGGCCTTCGGGGTCCATGTTCACGACTGCGACGCGGAGCTGGCGGACAATGGCCCGGCTCAGTTTGTTGAGCCGTGCGTGGGGTAGGTTGCGTTTCATGGCTGGCACACCTCCAGCAGTGCCGCCTCGCTCAGGTCACCAAGCGGCGCGACGTGGTATTGGGCAAGCGCGTAGACGCCCCACGGCTTGCCAGTGATTTCCGCCCGGTACGCCGCGTGGCGGATGGCGTCGAGCACGTCGGGGAATCTCACGGCCACACCTCGCGCAGCACGTCGTTCTGCTTGGCCTGCGGAGTGCCGCGCTTGCGAAGGGGCAGGCTGCTCACGGCGGAAGAGCGGCGGTTTCCGCGCGCACGGCTCTTGGCGTCTGCCTCTGGATTGCAGGAGTTGTTGAACATTGCCGGTTTTACGGGGGCTGGCTTGCCGATGCTGTCCGGCAGCTGCTGGATCTTGCCGCCAGCGTTCAGGTATGCAGCCGTGGCGGACTCAATTTGCGCGCGCAGGGGCTCGCCCCGCGCAATGGCAGATGTGTCGATCATGGGTAGGTACCGGGGAGGAGGGCGCGCTGGGCGCCCGGGATGGATCAGATCAGAACGGCACGTCGTCCGAGAAATCATCTGGCAGCGGCGCCTGCTGACTCCGCTGCGTCTGTCGCGGCGCTTGCTGCTGCCCTTGCTGCTGATCGTCTCGCGGCTCGAACAGGGCCAGCCACACGCCGCCATCGTCAGAGCGAGGGCAGCCGGCCGGATTGAATGAAGCGTCCAGCTTCAGCCGAAACCCTTTCGAGGTCTGGATCACCGCTCCAACATTCCGGGTGACGTACTTGGTCTGGCCGTCCTTCTCGTACTGGCCAATGGTTGCTACCACGTCGTATCGCTTACTCATGCCGCCTTACTCCTCATGCGCTCTCGCATTTCGTGTTCAAGTTCTGCCAGCTCTTCGAGAAAGAGCTTGATCTCGGTTTCCATCTGCCGAATGCGTGCCTCATCGCGCTCCAGGCGGAAGCAGGCGTACTGCAGTTCATCCGGCAGGCGGTCGTCGAAGGTCACGAAGTCGACCCACTCAAGCTCGGCGCAAGCCATCTGCGCGAACATCTGCCATTCGTACTGCGGGTCATGCTTGCCGGATTGGATAGTGGCGACGTGGGTGGCCGTGTTCGGGCATTTGATCTCGAGGCCGCCGCGGCCGGACAGGATCAGGCCGTCAGGCGAAGCGCCGAAGCCTTCGATCGATGGGTGCAGGAGCAGGCCGGCTTCGGAGATCATCACGCCCTTGTCGAGCTCGTAGGCCGACCGGGCTACTGGCTCCAGCTCTGTGCCGCGTTGCATTGCTGCGCTGGTGAAGCCTTCTTCGCGCTTGCCTGTAAGGCGCTCGCACAGCAGCTGCATCATGTAGTTCTGCCGGGTAGCAGAAGGGGCGCTTCCGCGCCCCTTGCTCATCACATCCTTGACCTTACTGGCCGTCACCTTTCCTAGGCGGGCGGAAAACCACTCATTGCTGTGCTGGTCCATCTTCGTTCTCCACGAGCTCGCCTTCGATCGGTTCGCTGAGCGCCTTCTTGCGCTCATCCTTCACGGCCGTTAGGCGCGCCCTGGCCGAAGGATGCTGGTTCCATGCGGCTTTGAATGCTGCGTGCAGCTCTTCCATGCTGCTCGCGTTCTTGATCGCCTCGAGCGCTGGAGTGATGTCCGGCTCGTTTGCTGCGGGCGTCACGTCCTTCTCGACGATCCGCTGCGCTTCGTCTTCGTCAAAGATGCCGGTGTAGCCAAAGGCGAGTCGGGCGCACTGGATCATGGCTTTGTGGCGCAGCATCCGCTTCGGATGGCTCTGCCAGGGCTGGGTGTTGCGCTTGCACTCGGCCATCCATTCGGTGACCTTGATGGGGTGATTGCGGTCCTTGCGATAGATGATGCAGGTGCATGACTCGTCGTCCTGCTGGAAGTCCATCCCATCGAACGCGCCATTTTCATTGATGATCCGCGACCATCCGTCGACGCCAACGACCGGCACGATGCCTCCCTTATCCGGGAAGGCATAGATCTCCTTCGTCCAGGGGTTCAGGCCGTACTGGTCAGCGACGATCAGGAGCGCCTGCATCTGCGCGTCGCTGACTTGGCCTTTGAAGGCTGTAGCCTTCAGCGTGGCCATCATTTCGTTCGGGTCTACGCCGAAGCGCTCTGCCACCCTGGCGGAGATGCTGCTCGGCTTGATTGTTGCGACGTTGCTCATCGGATCTACCTCGGTAAGTGATCGGATTAGAAAAAGTGATTAATCGCCGCCTCACCAATGAGGCCGAAAGCGAGCGTTGCGGAAAGGACGCCGAACCCGGTAAGGGTCCACCAAGCAGCTGCGAAGCTGTGGCCTGATGGGGTGTCGTCGTGCGGGCCGGTGTCGTAGGGGAGTGGGAGGGTGCGGCTCATGGGGTCACCTTGCGGTAGCCGGATTCGTAAACTCGCTTGGCGATGTAGCGGCACTCAGGAGACAGCGACAGATCGTCTTGGATGGCGTCGATCGCCTTCTCCCGCTCTTCCGCCGCGATCTGCTCTGGCGTGCGGAGTGGGCGGAATTTGAAGGTGGGGAGGTGCGCGACTTGCTCCTTCTTTAGGTGCGGGCACCAGACCACGGCCTTCCAGCCATCGGCATCAGGATCAGGGTCGTTGTCTAGCACATAGCGGACATGGCATTCGTGCCAGCTTCTTTTGTCCAGGCTGTACTCACACACCTCCCCAACTGGCGGCAGGCCTTCGCCTGACCACACTGGGCGCGCAATGTAAAAATGTTCTGCGGCAGTGGTTACCGTCATCCACTCGCCGCCAAACCACGCATGCCAGACGCCATCTTTCAGCATCCGCCACGGGCTTTTAGGATCATCATGCCGAAAGTGCGTCGTCCCATCCGGCGCCTTGCTCCAGTCGATCTCTTTCATCCCGTCACCCTCCCTGCCAGTCCGCTAATCACAGCCAGCAGCGAGAACACTGCCAGGCCGTAGCCGTAGAATTTCCAGAACCAGATGCGCTTGGCGCGTTGGTAGGCTGATGCCATCACATGGCCCTCCCGATCTCGGCGGCAGCGCGGACGATGGCGCGGCGCAGGTTCGCGATATCACCGCCGTGCTCGAACTCAAGCGTTTCGAGCGTCTCCAGCTCTTCGTCATCAGCGTCTGGTACGGCGTAGTCGATCATGCAGGCCCCGGTATCAACGGACATGCCGAGCGCAAATGCCAGACGCAGCGCATCGCCGTCGTCGGTGAGCGGGTTCCAATTCCCGTTGCTCCCGATGAATAGCAGCGTTTTGCTGAGCGCCCGGTTTGGGTGTGGCCGCACTTCAATCCCAGCCGCCTTCGCCGCCAGCTCCAAAAGTTCGCGGTCATCCATCACACACCCCCTATCAGCGCAACGTAACCAAGCAGCGCCAAGAACGGCGCCACTCCGCAATACAGCAGGAAGGCGCTGGCCATCTCCTTGAGTTGGATGGTCATGGCTGGGCTCCCTGAATTCGTGAGCATGTAGACGAGCACCATTCGGGCATCGGGTCGCCCGCATAACGCTCAACCGTTTCAAGGCGCTGGCCGGCACGCAGCTTCCGCCGCTTGAAGTTGGCTGCGTCAGCTTCGTTGCCGGTTACCCAGCAGGACGCGACAACGTGGCCGCACTCGCCGTAAACGATGTGCATCTTCCCGAGGTGCTTGCTCATGGCTGGGCTCCTTGCAGGGCGGCGTCTATTGCTTCGTCTAGGCGATCTCGGCTTGGGCAGTCAGTCCCCGGCTTGGCTTGTTGCTTCGGATCGCGAATGACGCATAGCGGGCTGTTCCACCAGTCGGCCATCCGCAGCCACCGATACCGCTCTGCGTCCTTGGCAAACGCATCCCGCTCAGCGAGAAGGGCGTCGCGCTCAGCTGCGAGGTCCAGCACCCACTGCGGGTCGCACTGCATGTCCATTCGCCGTAGCTTCGCGTTGCGCGCCAGCCCTAACAGAGGGTTGTACCGCTTCACTTCCTTGCTCATGCCGCCTCCTCCTGTGCTGGTAGCAGAAACTCGCTGACCCGATCGGATAGGGCTTTCAGGTTCGCCACGATCTGCTGGTCAGTTCCGCCAAGGTGGCGGCTGACGTAGATGTCCTTGTCGAGCAGGTATTCGCGCGCGCTGGTGTCTTGGTAATCGGTGCTCGCCGGCAGCACGTAGACGGTCACGCTGTCCGTGTGCGCGGAGAAATCCATGTGCGCGTGGTACCGGCCTGCGCCGTTCACTTCCAGGCACACGCTGAACAGGTCCAGCAGTGCGTTGCGGATGTCGTTGTTCATGCTGCCTCCCGCTTGATCTCTTCGGCGTGTTCGCGGCGCCGGTTGGCCTCGTGTTCGAGGAATGCGTCGATCCGGTCATCGCAGTAGTCGATGAATGCAGAGACGGTTGCTTCGTCGTGGTCTTTCAGCTGCTCGTGGATCGCGTCTTCGAGCGAGCAGGACTCATCCGGGCACGGGTATTCCCGAACCCCTGGTTCGTGTCTGTACATGGTGGATACCTCGGTTGCCCGGATGGGCGGAGTGAAGGAGTGGCGCGGTCTAGCGGTAGTGCGTGAACGCCCATAGGCGAACAGTGGCGGGGAAGCCGAACTGCTGCGCAATGAGAGTGGTTACTTCGCGCTGTAACTCGGGTGTCATCGCCAGCGTGCAGTCAAATGGCTTGCTGAACCCGTAGTCGCCGTTCTGGTCGTCGGTCTTCGCCAGCACGCGGCCTATCGCAACGTACCGTCCGCCCATGCCGTCAGCTATCACGCAGAGGCCATTGTGGTGATGGATGCCCTTGTAGGGGCTGTCCATGTATGGCTCGAACTGCTCCTCGTGCTGCTCATCGGTGAAGTCGTCGTAAGGCGCCATCGCCCCGACCATGATGTAGGTATTGCTTTGGACAGACATAAGCTCTCCATGCCGCGTCCTGCGCAGCGATCAGTGATGTGTGGAGTTGCCCGGATGGGCGATGGAAGGGGTGATGCAGTGGCCGGACATCACTCCGGCGCGCCTTAACAATGCGGTGGCTCCGCAAGAGGGCTCCCGACCTTTCGGCCCGCAAGGCATTCCCTCTGACGACTTCTTCCCCGGTGCGCCTAGTTCCCGGTATTTCTGCTGTTTGCGTGTCTATGGCTGCCACGCCGCACTGCATCGGGGAGCCAGCTGTGCTACTGAGCGCGGGGTGTTGGCGCACCTTGTTCCGCTTGCGCTTCACTGTCTGACGTAGGAGATATGAGCTGCCCAACTGGCTCTCCGATGCAGGCTCGTTACGTGAGCCATTCGGCCTGCTACCGATTCCCGGCAGGCGCTAGGCAGGAGTTGTCTTCCGTGACGCCGGATCGGCTCCAGCTGAGTCTGTGGCGCTACCAGCACCGCGCGCCGTACGGTTATCGCAGACCTGGGGGTCTGGCCTGGCTGGTTCAGGCGGGGGTTATTTGGTGCGGGTTAATCTTCCGGATAGAGATCGTACTTGCGGCAAATCTCGTCCATGTCCCGTCTGGCCCGAAACTCACTAAATCCGTCACCATCGACGCCGACCTGGTATATGTGCTTCATGCCTTGCAGGATTTGGCAGCCATCTGCGCGAACTGCCTCAATCGTTTTCCAGTCCTCCGGCTCGACATCCTGCTCGCCGTAACAGCTTCGATCGAACCAGTAGTAAGCGCCGCAAGGGTGTGCCTTGCGCGCTGTTCGTATCTCGTCGCGTAGCAATGGCATCACTCACCTCCTTTCCAATTCCTTCTCCACCAATCCCACATGTACAGCGCTGCTAGGATGGCGCAGAGGATCAGGACTTCGGGGCCGGTTAGCATGGCGTGCCGCGGGCCTTGGCGATGGCGGCACGCGCAAGGTCTCCCGCTTTCGTATGGCCCATTTCAAGCAGGCACTCCAGTGCCTCAAGCAAATCAGGCGCCGCAGCTATCAGGCGGGCGTTCTCAAAACCCTGTCCGCCATGGCGCTCCCACACTTCGCAGATTCCCGAGTGACCATGCGTCTCACCAACTGAAAGCTGGTCGCGGTAGGTAGCCCAAGGTCCCGGCGTAAATCCGCTCATCTCATCCTCCTATGTGCTGATGGGTGACAGTGGGGCGGTTAGAGGTCGTCGGCGCTCAGTGGCCCCAATCGCTTTTCGCGCTCATCCATCATCGCTTCGGCCAGCTCATACGCGATTTCAGCCGTGTACTTTGCAGTCGTGTGCTTGCCGGACATTACGGTGCCTGTCATCGCAAGCCGAGCCAGTTCCTCTACTTTCCGCTTACGCAACTGGTTGATCTCGTTGCTCATATCTCTCTCCATTCTGTTAATCCCCGCTGCAGCCTGTCGCCAAGCTGCGGGGGTGGGGTGTTGTGTCTTTGGCGGCGTATTCCCAGGCGTTGTGTGCCAAGGTGCTGATCCGCATGCACTCGCTTTGCGTGATGACACCGACAACTGCCAGTGCACTGATGAATCCAAGGATGCGAGGAGCCAGAACGCTCACGCCTTCCCGGTCATCGCAGTAGCGCAAATCAGTGAGCTGCCGGCCGATCTGTCTGCGCGCAAATTCAACGTCGTGATCGTCAATTTCCATCTCGATTCCCTCCTGTTAAGCCGCCAACTGCGCCTCATCCATCCGCTGAGCCCGCGCTACTTGATGAGAGCGGGGCTTGGTCTGATACCGGCAGGGCTGAGGTTTAGAAACGCTTCTTGGCATTCTCATTGACCTCACGGCGGCGCCGATTCAGCTCAATCAGTCGCTCTGTTTCCGCGTCATCCTCAATCGAATCGAATGCTGCGAGCACCAATCGCGAGTAGTCGCGCCCATCGCCCCTTAGGTCTGCTTGCCCACGCTTCGGCTTCAATTTCATGTGACTGCCTCGAAGGTTGTGCTAGATGCCGAAACACCAAAGCGCGCCCAGTTGGATGGTGAATAGAACTGAACGGTTTTTGCGATCCTGACGATGTGCTCAGCCCCGAATCGGAACGGCTTACCCTGGTACTGGCGGGGCTTCGTCAGCTTCTTATCCAGGCAAGTGGCGCCAACCACTCGCCCGTCATTCAGGCGAACTCCGTGGCGCAAGGCGCGCCCGCAGTGATCGCAGTTGCAGTCGCTCTCGTAACCAACAATTGCTATCTGAGTCATATCCTTTCCTCTCGAGTGATGCCCGGCGAACCGGTATCTCGGTTGTCTTCCCAATGCCGACTCATCGAATCGGCATCAGTGAATGTTCCGTTCTCCGTTGCGCGCTATGCCGAGTCGTCTCAGGCCCTGGTCAGCTACTGGCGTATTCCAGGGCGGCGGTTGCGCAACTTCGCGTGGCTGCATGTGGAGCCACGGCCAGTTCCAGAGCTGGCATGGGGCGGGGAATTTGTTGATCGCGCTGTATGCCGAAGCAGACCCCGCCGCGATGTTCCCAAGTTGTCTAAAGAGCGGTGGGCTTTTCAGGCCCTGACGCGGTGCTGCTGCGTCGATGGGTGAACGATACGATAACGTATGGGATGCGTCAATACGATTTTGCATGGATTTTTTCCGCGGGCGAAAAAAAGCCCGCTGCGTGAGCGGGCGTTCGTATTGCGTTTGACTCGTTAGAACATGGATTTCGGCAGCTTGGCGTCGATCACGCGCCCAATCAGGACTATGTTGTCGTCCATTCGGATCGTTCCGAAGCTGGGGTTCAGCGGCTCCAGATACTCAACGCCTGCATCCCTAACGTACCGCTTGAACGTCGTCTCTCCGGTGTCGATCATCTTGGCAATGTAGAACTTTCCACTGATCACGTCGAAGCCTTCAGGCTGAACAAGGATGCGCATTCTTGGCATAAAGCTCGGCCCCTCGCCTGGGGCCATCATCGACTGCCCTTTGACTTCGAGCCAGTAGCCGTACCTCCCTGCATTAGCGTCTGACTCTATGAACTCCTCGGCCTGTCCGGGCTGGAAGTTATCGCAGGACTCTGCCAGCGCCCCCGCTGCCACCCAACTGATCAATGGATACTTCCTCTCTTCACGGTGCGGCTGAACCGTGGCGCCAACATTTGCAGCGCCACTTCCGAACAATAGCCATTCCGGGGAAACACCAAGCGCTCTCGCCAATTTGCTGACGGTTGTTTTCCGTGGGCTATCGCTTTCGCCCGATAGTATCCGATTGATAGTCGGCTGCGGGACTCCCGATCGGCGGGAAAGTTCACCTTCTGACCATCCCTTGACCCTCATCAACTCGCCCAGGCGGGCCGCAATAGTCATGTCTGCCTCGATACCTT